TTTCTCCACAATTTTTGAGTCTTGCAAGTTCAAAATCTAGACGCTTATTAGCAAGCAATTGCGCACGATAAGCGTTGTGAGTTGCTGCTGCTTTTTTGCATAATTCCTGCGCTTTTCCATCCAGAGGAAAAGATAAAGTAGCAGAGAAACCTATGCTTCTGTTGTGATTATCTTTCTGTCCAGTTCTAGTCGGAACTTCATAGAGAATCCCACCTGGATTATCCAAAATTCCATCCTCGTCCAAGTCTGACATATCGTAGACAGGATCGTTATAGGTTGGTTCATAAGGCCATTGATAACTCTTCGATTGAGTCACATATGGCGTGAAGTTTAGAGTGGGTCCTTGGCAGCTGATACCATCACCATATGTGTTGGTGATATAAGGACCCTGAAGGACCTGAATAGCCTGGTTGGTGACTGATCCTGTGCTATTTGCAATCGGACTTGCCGTTGCACTTACACCACCGACAGTCTCTGCACGAGCAGGAAGAGCACTTACAAGACATAGGATTAATCCGTAAACACTGAGGTTGTATCGGTCACGCTTGTGATTTCCGTGACCCTTTGAATTACTGTTTGATTCGTCATCCCAGGTCCTTGATACGTTTCCGTGAACTGGAAAGGTGCTCCTGAGTTGATGATCGAATAGTTCGGTCTGCTGTTGAGATTTAGGGAACTGCTGGTTGAACTTACTGATCCCGAAACCCCACCCATGGGACTTACTGTTACTGTATTTGTGTTTGTTGAAGGACTCAATGACGCGGAACCAGTTCCGACGTTTGTCCCTGTCACGGTGTATTGCCATCCTGTTGAATAATCAATTGAGTTAATTGTTTCTGTTACTTTACTCGTCGTTTCTGTGTGACTCGTCATCGAGCCCTGAGTGAAGTTTGGGACAACTGGAACTGCTTGGGCAGTGGCAGTTGAAAGCAGGATTCCCGCCGCACACAGAGCAATACTCCACATTGTCCCGCCAAAACGGATCATCGCGAGGATCCTCAATCAACGGTTAGTTCTGTAACGAATTGTCCCGTTGCCTGGGTACCTGCACCACCAGCGGTCAAAGTCATAGCACCAGCAGAGGTGATCGTACCTGCCAGACTACCAGCAGTACCAGCAGCATTGCTAGTCATCGAACCGAAGTTCGCTACATCACCTACAGAAACTGCACTAGTAGGAACTGCATCTGCTTGATTGTAAGTAGCAGAATAGGAGAAGGCAGCACCAGGGGTGTCTTGAGTTGCTGAAATAGTTCCAGGAGCATAAACTCCACTGGTGATAGTACCAGCAGAAATAGTATTTGCTGTTGTACCGTCTGTAGTATCTACGCCACTTCCTGATACGCTGTAGGAAGAACCAATTCTGGTTGCTTGTGTTGCAGCGGAGTTGACATTCAACTGTACGCTAGAACTCAGTCTGTGAGTAATATCGGCATGTGCGGGTGCCGCCAATCCAAACATAGCAAGGAGCACTAAGGCTCTTTTCATGGAGTTTTCATCTATCTTATAAAATATATAGGCCTAAATATTCTTAGTAAGGTGTATCTGTATCACAGAGAACATGACTGAAGAAAAAAGATATTGCGCTCTTTGCCAAAAGGATGAAACTCGTTCCGAGTGTACTTATGGACCAGAAGCATGGGATATGGCAACACTGTCACCTAAACTCTCAGCAAGGATAGGAGAAGCAATGTCTCCTCAAGATATGCTGCTGCAAAAGCAACAGTTGAGATTGAATACTAGAAAGTTGATGCAGCAGAGAAAGGCACTCTCTAAGCAGAAACCTATTTCTCAGCCAATGAATCCTGCTTCTCTGGAACCTGTAAAAGAAGCGATTCAAGAGAAAGCAGAAAGAGTCAATGTACTTGGTAAGTATTACACCGTAAGTCTTGTCTTCAGAGGTGTTGGTAAGATAGTTCAGTTCTTTGTGCCTGATGTCAAGAGACCAACCAGAGATGAGTTCCAAGCGAATGTAGAGAAGATCTATCCTGGTGGTAGACTGGTTCACTATTACGAATCAGACAGACAACCACAACAACCTACTCTCTTTATTCAAAAGGAAGAAGTAGCTCCTACCATTGATAAGAAGGCTCACAGATCTGCTCAGAGAGATGCCAAGATTGGCAACCTTGCTAGAAAGACAGATAATCCTGGTGAGAAAGCAGCTGCCGAAAGAAAGGCAAAAGGTCCTAAACTCATGGGTGAGAGAGCACTCTCCAGCGATGAGAAAGATGACAAAGAAAAGTATGTCAAAGGCATGAAGAAATCCGTAAAGGATTTCAAGAAGCGTTATGGTGATGAATACAAGTCTGTAATGTATGCCACTGCCACTAAGATGGCAAAAGAAGAGACTGAAGAAGTTGATGAGTGCTGGAAGACTCACAAGAAAGTTGGTATGAAAATGAAAGGTGGTAAGTTGGTTCCAGACTGCCGTCCTAAGAATGAAGAAGTAGAACATGTAGAAGAAGACTGGCAGAAAAAGTCTGGCAAGAACCCTGAGGGTGGCCTGAATGAGAAGGGTCGCAAGTCTTACGAGCGTGAGAATCCTGGTTCTGATCTGAAGAGACCTTCTAAGAAAGTTGGTAATAAGCGTCGTGCATCATTCTGTGCAAGGATGAAAGGTATGAAGAAGAAACTGACTTCATCCAAAACTGCCAATGATCCTGATAGCAGAATCAATAAGTCTCTCCGTGCTTGGAATTGCTAAACGGTAACTAAATTTACGATTCTTACCACATTTTGTTTATAAAAGAACAAAAAGTAACAATTGTATACAGACAAAAGTCTAAATAGACAGTATAATACTGATACCAAGTTTAGACTTCCAGTATGATATCATTTTACCTAACGGCTCTGATTATCTGCGCGTTGATTGTCTACGCCGGATATGAAACGACCTTTAGGTTAATCTATTTCATTGAGCTCCGCATCAAGTATGCGTGGGTTCAACTTAGGTTGTATTTCATGAAAAAATCATTTGAACGACACATGAAGAAACTTGGTGTCCAACCCACAAGGAGTAACTAAATGTCTCAAGAGCTGTCTGATCTCAAACTTTCCAGATCAGAATGCACTAAATGCGGCGCAGTATGGATTAACGGACAACACGTCTGGCGCGGCACAGGCAATACATCTGATAACTCAGAATTAGATTTGGCAGGTTTGGTCTGCAATAATCTAGGAAACGAAGAATGTATTAATCCAAAGAAAGGCCAAATTGGTGGTCAGACTTGGGAGTATCGTTCTGGTTATATTGATGGGGCTATCGCTGCAAAGAAAGCAGTGTTAGAAGAACTCCGTGACTCACAGGATGACTGAAATTAAACCTGATTCCTTGGTCACTCAACAAGAGTGCCAAGAGATGATAGACGCTGCTATTAGGAGGCATAATCGCAATGCTAGTATTATTTCTATGTGTGTCGGTTGGGTTGTTCTTGCACTTTTTGCTGAAGGTCTCCTCAGACTCGTAGGTGCTATCGATCCCCTATTCCCATGGCTCAAGATTACATTACCCCAATAGCGTTTTATTCAGTTTGGTTTGTTCTTCTGGGTATCGCCATCTCCATGATGATTCAGGGGTGGCGTATCTTGGGGGAGCGTGATGGATACATGAAGAAACCAGATTATAAGTCTCATCCTGAAATAGATGAGCTCCCACCAGGGACTACTGGTAAACTCATGTCGGTTACATTCAAAGAACTAGAGTACCCAGAGGGGTATGACGAACTTCAAAAGAGAATCCAAGATTTAAAAATGGATGAACTTTTTGATGAACCTTCCACTTACGAGGACGACGATGATGATGGACGAGACTAATCCAGAAGAGCATAAGTTTTTTATGAACTTTAACATTGAAGATGTTTATTTGTTGTATGATTGTGTAAAGAGAAGACTAGAAACTTGGGAGGGATCTCCACAAAGACCATGGGGTGAACAAGAGCATCTCTGGCAACTAAGAGACGAACTATATAAAGCGGTGTTGGATTATAAGTTCAGCGCGATGTAATGTCTGAAAATGAACACATACAAACTACTACTATGCTTCTTGCCTCTCGCTGTGATCTACATAGTAATGAAGTTTGCTGTGTGGTTATCTGCCGTAAATTCTGAATCAGAATATGTCAGAAAAGAACCCTCAAGAAAACGAGGACCTTATGTGGAAAATCCATATGAGGACGTTGACGAAGAGGAAGAGGAATATGGAGATCGCACAGATTATAGATGAGGCCCTTGAAAAACATTATTCCGAACTTGGTTTACCTGTTCCCAATTGGAAAAGAAGCAGGGACCCCGAGTGGTGGAAAGAATATTTAAGATCATTAGGATTGACGGAGAATAATGACTTTAGCTGATGCACTATTGTGGATTGCGATACCTTTCGTATGCACAACAATATTCTTTGGTATATTCAAAGGAGAAGAGGTCTATTATGACTCAGACGATTACACCGGAAACGGAACTGCGCATTAACCAGAGATTCTTATTTGCAGAATCTTCGTTCGCAAGGATATTCAGCGTACCGCAAGTAACTACAGAGATGCGACGATTTTGCTCTAACTGGGCACGAGGGGGAGAAGAGGCACCGCTAGATTCATTACAAAACGTAGATCTTTATTTTAGAGAACTATGGAATCAGAACTCATAATCATAGGATTTTTCATTGGGATAGGTATTTTCCTATCAGTTATTTCACTAATATCAGACTTTTTAACTTAATGAGTACATTATTTGTCTTTGTTTTTATAACACTTCTTGTTACTGCAATGGAAGTGACATGGCCAGTAAAATATAAAGGAAAATGAATCCAACTGATCCTGTTTGGAGCATCTTTGTCATGCTTGTTATCCTGTTAGCAGGAACCTGTTACTATATCTACTATATAATGAATATGGCTAACTTGGAGATGCAAGATGGGATCAATGACACCGCCCAGCAGGAAGAGCTGCTACAACTTTCGTTGTTTGGAGATCACCAAAGTATTAGACGGAGATACGATTGATGTGGTTATCGATCTCGGATTTGATCTCTATAAAAAAGAAAGAGTTCGTATCGCTGGCGTCGATACTCCTGAAAAACGAACGCGAGACTTGGAAGAGAAAGCGCTCGGAATCGATGCAACCAACTGGCTCAAAGACAAACTGGAAGGTGCTATTGCTGGTGACGATGATCTTATCATTCGTACTGAACTTGTTGGGGGTGTGGGTAAGTATGGTCGCCTTCTCGGTTGGTTATACATTGGGGACGCAACAATCTCTCTCAACGAGCAAATGATTACAGCAGGTTATGCATGGGAGTATGACGGTGGCACTAAGAAGAAAGACTTTGAGGAACTGAGAGAGATTCGTCGTCGATTAGGAACATTGGTAGAGTGATGCAATTGTACAACGAGCCGCACCTACAACGCAAAAGCGATAAATGTGCTTCTCTTTGGAAAGAATGGTATAACTACCATTATGGTTTAAAAGATTATGTAAGATCAAAAAGAATGAGGGAAAAGTGGTGTAAGTGTTGTGATGATTTTAGCATAATGCTAGACAATGAATTAAAAACCAATCCAAGATATAATAATGGACGATATTTACTTAGGGAACCCGAATCTAAAGAAGGCCCACACAAAGATTGAATTTACTCCCGATCAGATCGAGGAGTTTATTAAGTGCAAACAGGATCCTGTTTATTTTGCCAAAAATTATATCAAGATTGTATCTCTGGACGAAGGTCTTGTCAACTTTAAACCATATGACTTTCAGGAGAAGTTAATTAATAACTTCCACAATCACAGATTTAATATCTGTAAGATGCCTCGTCAGACTGGTAAGTCTACAACTTGTGTATCTTACTTACTCCATTACGCTATTTTCAATGATAATGTCAAT